TAACATCGTTGGATTTGGAACTACAGCAGTCGGAGTTGGAACATATAGATTTATCACCAGTGGTCAAACTCCAGGCAATGAGAGAAGTGTAATTTATGAATCGAAGCACTATGACACCGTATCGGCAGCTTCTACTGTTATTCTTACATTAGACAAGAATTTGTTCAACGCATCCAAATCTTTCGTTGAAGTGAGTATTGGATCTACAAAGGCTCTTCACCAAGTGTTGACTATTCATGATAATACTAATGTATACACTCATCAGTTACCATTCCTTTCTGTAGCAACTACAGATGAGTTTGATACTGCTTCTGGTGTTGGAACATTTGGAGGAGATTTTGATGGCGATGACTTACAATTAACATTCTATCCAGATAGTGATCAAACTGGAGATATTGATATTTCAGTCTTTAGTAAATCAGTATATACAACAGTTGATATTGCAAATGAACCAGATGCCTTGGTTTATGGAAGAATCGATGAAGAAGTAGATGAAAAATTCTATAATTCAATAAATGGCGATAGAATCAACAAATTTGATTTTGAATTAACTACTAACGGAACACCAATTTTTGCAAAGACATTCAATCCAAATTCTGTAGCACTGGCAGCAACTACTGGAATATTCTCAATCAAGAATCATTTCTTTAGAACTGGGGAGGAATTGATTTACACTCCAAATTCAACTTTTGTTGGAGTTGGTACTAGCGCTATGAGACATAACGCTACAGATGAACTACCTACAACGGTATTTGCAATTAAACTGACGAATGATACATTTAAAGTTGCTCTCACCAAATCTGATGCTCAAAGTGGAACTGGAGTTACCTTTACAACTTTGGGTGAAGGTAATGCCCATAGATTTACTATGGAGAAAAGAAGTTCTAAAGCGATTATCACCATTGATAATCTGGTACAGTATCCAATAGCAGCTACCAAGATAACTCATGAGTTGTCTGGAAATGGTGGATCAATAAGTACAACTTCGAATCTCTTCTCTTTAAGTGGAATATCCACAATATCTCCAAAAGATATACTGAAAATAGATGATGAATATATGGAGGTTACTAATGTCGGATTAGGAACAACTACTGTAGGACCTATTACCAATACTGGATCAGAGAATCTTGTTTTGGTTAAGAGAGGTTTTGTTGGAACATCTGCAACTTCACACACAGATTCTACTGTAGTTAGAGTTCATAAAGGTGCATTTAATATTGTTGATAGTACAATTTACTTCACCGATGCTCCAAGAGGAAATCCACAAATCGATAAGACAGATTTGAACTTAGATTATGAAACATCCACATTTAATGGAAGAGTTTTCCTAAGAAATGATTATACTGGAAACCAAATTTATGATGATATTTCTGATGAATTCACTGGAATTGGCAGAACATTTACATTGTTAGTTGGTGGTGCAAATACTACAGGACTTGGATCAACTGGTGGAAGTGGAATTGTATTTGTAAATAATATTTTCCAAACTCCTACAACAGATAATAATAGAAATAATAACTATGTTATTAATGAAGATACCTCTGTTGGTATCACTACGATAGTCTTCTCAGGACTTACAAAACCAGATATAGATCCATTAGAGTATGTCGTTTCAGATTTTGATATAAATCAAAATGAGGTTCCTAGGGGCGGCATTATAGTTTCTCTTGGTTCTACACCAGGATTAGGATTTGCACCTCTTGTAGGAGCATCTGTGACTGCTGTAGTTGGTGCTGGAGGTTCAATTGTATCTGTAGGACTTGGAACAACTGACTTCAATGGTTCTGGATATAATGGACTGGTTTCTATTGGAATTAGTGTTTTTGAAAGTGGACACATTGGAGACGTAGCATCAATTACTGCTACTGTTGGCGCTGGTGGAACTTTATCTTTCGCTGTTGGTGCTGGTGGAACTGGATATACAAATCCAGAGATATTCGTTAACGATCCTTCCTATGAAAACCTTTCAGTAACAGGTGTTTCTAGACTGGGTATTGGAGCAACCACTGATACTGGAATAGGACTCTTACTGGACGTTAAAGTTGGTCCTTCTACTGCTGGAATTGGTTCTACTTTCTTTGAGGTTACTGAGTTTAAGATTGCTCGACAAGGATATGCGTTCCGAAGAGGTGATGTTATCAAACCAGTCGGACTTGTTACTGATAAGTCTTTATCCTCACCAGTATCAGATTTTGAAATAACAGTTATTGATACTTATTCTGATAATTTTGCCGCATGGGAATTTGGACAATTAGATTATATTGATTCTGTAAAAAATTATCAGGATGGAACAAGAGTTAGATACCCACTCTTCTACAATGGAGAACTTCTAAGTTTTGAACCAGCAGAGTCACTTTCTCCAGATCAAAAATTAGAAAATTTACTGCTAATCTTCGTCAACGGAGTTCTTCAAGAACCTGGCGTTTCCTACAAATTCACTGGTGGAACATCTTTCGTATTTACATCAGCACCTAAAGTTGAAGACAATATTGCAATATTCTTCTATAGAGGAATTACTGGAACTGATAGTAGTTTAGTCACTGGCATCAATCAAACTTTGAAAGTCGGTGACAATGTTCAGGTGTTAAAAAACAATGCGATTAAGGGAACTGTATCACAAGATGAAAGAACCATATTTGATTTGACATATTCTGATAAATTTGAAACGGAATCTTATAATGGACCTGGAATTGATGAAACTAATGCAAAACCATTAACTTGGATAAAACAGAAAGTTGACAAAAAGATTAATGGAGAAAATGTTTACAAGTCTAGAGATTCTATTGAATCTTTAGTGTTCCCAACGGCAAGAATTATTGGCGATTTATCAACCACAGATAATGAAATTTTCGTTGACAATGCTGAAATATTTGATTATGAAAGTGATAAGGGTGCAACATCTCCACCAACATCCTTTGCAGGACTTGTTGTTAATGGAATTTCTACAGTGACTACGGATTCTGTTGAACTTATAACTAACTTTGTCAATGTTGATGGATTCTCTGGTATTGTAACTGGAATTACAACCGCTGCAGGAACAGGTTCTCATCCTCTGGCACTCGAATTCTCAATTCATTCTTCTTCCTTCTCTGGCATTTCTACTGGATATCCAATTTATATCTTTGATACAAGAATTGGTAGTGGTGTTACCTCAGTTGATGATTCCAATGCCGCTTCTGTTGGAATTGGAACAACATTTTTAGATAATGTCTACAAGATTTCATCTTGGAGCAGCGCTGGAACGATTGGAATTATTACATGTAATGTAGATTCTGGTTCTCCAGTTGTTGGACTTAGTTCGATAGGAAATATTACAAATCCCGTAGGAAAATACTCTTGGGGAAGACTATCGAATATTAGTGGAGGACTAACAAGAGGTTCAAATCCTGTTTCAATTGGTGTTACAGGAAATACTGTTGCTGGACTTTCTACGTATCCAACTATCCAAAGAAGAAATGCCAGCCTGAGAAATACGGGTGCCCTTCCTAAAATTATCTTATAAATATCTAAAAAACTATTAATATGGCAGCCGTCGTAACAGATCAATTTAGGATACTGAATGCTGGTAACTTTGTAGATTCTGTATCGGATACTAATAATTCATATTACGCTTTCTTAGGATTTGTCAATCCAACTTCTCCAAATCCCGGATTTGGTAGAACTTCTGATTGGGATACAAATACTCCTAATCCTATTGACAATTTTCAGTATATTTCCCAATATAGAGATGCTTCTTTATTTGGTAAAAAAATTACTAGTGCAAATATCAGAAGAGTTATAAGAAAAGTTGATTGGACATCCAATACTGCCTATGATATGTATAGACATGATTATAGTATTTTAAATCAAACGCCAATCTCCAAAACCTCCAGACTTTATGATGCAAACTATTACGTAGTTAATAGTGATTATAGAGTTTATATTTGTATTGATAATGGTTCTTCTGGAACAAATCCAACAGGTGGAAGATCACTAGATGAACCAACATTTACTGACGTAGATCCATCATCTGCTGGTTCTAGTGGTGAT